TTGAATTCCTACACCACACTACGATTTAAATCGAATTATTTCTGGTTCAATATTTAAAGGATTACCAGAAAAAACATTAACTTTGTTAGTAGGACCTGAAGCATCTTTTAAAAGTTCTTTTATGTGTTTAACAATGGCTAATGCTCAAGAACAAGGATACACTCCTGTTATAATCGACACTGAAGGTGCTTGGACACCTGAATTTGTTTCTAATTGAGGATTAGATCCAGATAATATTTTATATGTATATTCTCCTTTCATTGATGAAACAATTCAAACTATAGGATCATTAATAGGCGCTGGTGAAAAATTTATAATTGGATTAGACAGTATCGGAAATTTAGAAACTGAAAAATTAGAAAAAGAATTAATAAGTGGAGAAGCACCAAAAGCAGACCAAGGATTATTGCAAAAAAATATTAAAAGAATGTTAAAAATACTTTTAGCTGTAACTAAAAAGCAAAAAAGTATCAGCATCCTTTCAGGCCATTACTATGGAAGTCCATCTAAATATGGTGCAGCAGAAGAAATAGGCGGTGGTAAGCACATGAGACTAGCACCACATATTATTTTATCTTTAAAGAAATCAAAATTATTTAATACTGATAAAGAAGTTATAGGAAATGTAATAAATGCTATCACTTTAAAAAATAGATTTTTTCCTGCTTTCCAAGAATGTTCAGTTGAAATAAATTATAAAGATGGTGTGAATGTGTTCAGTGGATTAGATAAAATAGCCATGGAAGCTGGTATAATTTCAAAAGGTGGAGCTTGGTATACAAACACACTAACACAAGAAAAAGTGCAAGGTACAGCTAAATTAAATCAATTATTAGATGAAAAAACACTCCATGAAATTGATAAGTATATTTTAACAACAGGATACAGCACAATTAATAAAGAAATTGAAAACGTGATGAAAGAAGCAGATAAAATTATCAGCGAAGATTTAGAAGCCGAAGAATAAAATTAAATAAAAAGGAAAAATAAAAAAATGCCAAAACTAAATGTTATTAAGTTCAACTATACTATTAAAGGTGATGATCAAAAGAATTTTGATGTAACTTTACTAGTAGAAAATCAACAAAAAGGTGTTGATTTGATTATGAGAAGATTAGGTGGAAGAGCAATTAGATTAAATAGTTTATATCTTCGATTATTGATTTTTTAATTAATTCAAATCCTAAAATTAAAAAATACAAAGAAAAAATATCAAAAAATGAAAATCTTATACAACAATATGAACATGATTTAACGGAAACTCAAAAAATGTTAGATGAATCTAAAAGACAACCTACCATTTCGAGTAAAGACATAGCACAAGCTTTAAAAACTAAAAAAGTATATGTTTGTGATATTTGTGGATATGAAACAGAAAGTATTCAAGGATTAAAAATCCATAAAACTAAAAATCATACAGAACAAGTAAAACCTATTGAGGAATAAAAATGCAAAAAATAAAAGGCACTTTATTAACAACAAAATCTCCAAGTGGAAAAATGTTATATGGAGATAAAACACAAAAAGAAAGAACAAATGAAAATAAAGAATATAAACAAAAAAATTTAAACGAAAATAAAAAATAAAATGAAATTGATTAAAAGTGTTGAAATAATAAATGTTCCTGATGAATATGACAATTGTTATAAAATTTGACATCTTCAAAATCACATAGATCATATGTTAAAAAATTGTAATCCAATGGATGAAATTGCAAAAGAAGATATTAAACTTTACATGGAATATGTTCGAGGTGAAAGATTTGTAAATCATTATGGAGAAGAAGTTTATATAGGAATGACAAAAGAAGTTAGAGAAACAATTGGAATTCCTTTAGAAGTATCAGAAAATCAAAGAAAAGAAATAGATAAACAAGATACTATAATTTTTAAATTAAAAAATGAATTAGTAGAAAATAATCTAAAATACAAAACATTAGAAGATAAAATTTATAATATGAATTTTTTTGATAGATTAAAATTCTTATTTAAAAAATGAACACTTTAGCTGTAATTGGTTCAAGGAAATTTAAAAGTTGACTTTTTTTAAAAAATAAGTTAGATTCAATAATCAAAACTTATAATGTAGATTGTATAGTTTCAGGTGGTGCAAAAGGAGCAGACAGTCTAGCTGAAAAATATGCAAAGATAAATAATATTAAATTTATTATATTTGAAGCTGAATGAAAAAAGTTTGGAAAAAAAGCTGGATTTTTAAGAAATGAAAAAATTGTTAGTGGATGTGACATATTAGTTGCTTTTTGAGATGGAATATCTAAAGGAACTAAACATTCTTTAGATATTGCTAAAAAGATGAATAAAAAGACTTTAATTTTTTATTCATACAAACTAAATAGTATTGAACAGAACACAACAGTAAACACAGTAAACACAGTAAATAAAAAAACAAAGGAGAAAAAAACAATGTCAAAATGGTTAAAAGGTAAAGAAAAAAGTTTTAACAAATTCAAAGAACAAAAAAAACAAGAACAAGAACAACAACAAGCTGGACCAAGAAGGTCTGAAATGGTTTGGAACACTCCTGAAAAAGGAACAGTTGATAAACCTAAAACCTATGAATTAAGATTAATTCCTGACAAAAATAATAATTTTTATAAAACATTTTTCTATCATATGTATAAAAGTACAGCTACTGGTAAATGGGTTTTTGTATTTTGTAAGAAAACATATGGAATGGAATGTTTTTGTGAATTTTGCATGGCAAACATGAAACTTTATCAAGGGAGCAAAGAAGACAAAAGGACTGCTTATCTTTATAAAAGAAAACAAAAACATTGCATCAATGCTTACATAGTAAATGATCCAAGAGATGCTGATGCAGAATCTCAAGAAGATAAAGTTAGTGGTACTGTGAAAATTTATGATTTTCCTGATAAAATTGAAGCAAAAATTAAAAGTGAAATGAACGATGATGCTCATGGCGCTGGAATTAATATTTTTGATCCAGGTGAAGATGGAGTAGATTTTCTTTTAAAAGTAGGTGCAACTAAAGAAGATGAAGATAAAAGAGTTTTTCCCGATTATTCAACATCTAAATTTTCGAGTAAATCTAATCCAATTGCCGATAGTGATGCAAAAATTGAAGCAATTATGGATAGCACTCATGATCTTGATGAATACTTAAAAAGTATGGAAAGAACTAATGAAGAAATTCTAAAACTTATTAAAACTGAAATGCTTTGGGAATATATCAAAGCTGATTATCCCTATGAATTAAGCGAAGAAGATAAAGAAGAAACTAAAGCAGAAGAGAAAAAGAAAGAAACAAAAGTGGAAGATAAACAAACTTTTGAAGAACCACCTCTTCCTGATGAACCTTATATGAATGGTCAAGACATTTCTGATGCCGATTTATTAGCAGAACTAGAAAACCTCTAGAATTTTAAATGTGGATAGATTAAAAACCTATCCACATTTTTCAATAGGATATATAACATGGAAATAATATCAATTGCAACAGTTTCAATATTTTTATCTGGTTTATTAGGTATTTTAATTGGATATTTTACAAAAAAATATAATACAATTAAAAATAATTTAATAGGTGCAATAAAACTAATTAAAAAAATTGAAGGAATTATTGAAGATGAAGAAATAACACCAGAAGAAATTCAAGAATTAATAAATGAATTTAAAAAGGATATAAAGTAATTGGATAAATTATAATGAGCAAAGGGGCAGATTGAGAAAGAGACGTATGTAAACTTTTAAGTAAGTGAATTCAAGGTAAAACAACCCCATATCTTTTCTGGAGAGGAAGAGGAAGTGGTGGAACTTACACAAGAAATGATTTAGTAGGAGATTCTTTTGCAGGAGACATTTATCCTGTTATGGAAGAAGGTAAATTTCTAACAAAACAAGTAGTTTTGGAATGTAAGAATGGTTATCCAACAGCAAGTATAGATAAGCATTTAAAATATGGAAAAGATGATAAAATTTTATCTTTTTGACAACAAGTTATTCAAGATTCAGAAAAAACAAATAAACTTCCTATATTAATTTATAAAAAGAAAGGTCAATCTCCTTGATTAGGTATAAATAAAATTCTTTTTGAAAAATTCTATAAATATCTATTAGATATACGTTTTGTTCATATGAAATGAGATAATGACATTGATGATCTTTATTTTTTTGATATGAATGAATTCTTTGAAATTATAACACCAGAAATTTTTAAGGAGAATTTTAATGTTTAAATTGAACATAACAAAAGAGAAATTGGGTGATTTTTTAATAATGATTTTATTTGACAAACTCTTTAATAAAGAGTTTGTCAATAGCAGTGAAGCATTTAATAAATTAAAACAAGATTTAGAAGATAAAGGTATGAAATCTAAAATTTTTAAATCTTATTTTGATATAGATATTGAACTTAGAACAAAATATAGACAATTTTCAAAAATGATTTTAAAGGATAGAGACGTAGCTGTAAATATTCAACATAATAAAAACACAGAGGAAAAATAAAAAATGGAAGATGAATCAAAAGGTAAACTTTTTCAACAAAGTGGTGAAGAAGATAAAGGATTTAAAACAGATGTTGATGGAGTAAAAGCAAATGATGTATATAAAAACACTCCTGTTTTTGATGTAGACGAAAAAACTTTCTTTTCTAATATGAGAATGGATAGAAATAGAACAAGGTTTCCTAATGGTAGTGAAGTATCCAAATTCATGCAGGGAACTAGTCATAGGAGCCCTTTTTATGTTAGATATACAAATAAAGAAGGTAGTAAATTTCTAAAAAAATTTAAATAGTAGGTGTTAAAATGAATGTAATCTGTGATGTTTGTGGTAATTCATTAGAATACGAAGAAAGAAATTTTATTCCTGGTAGCAACGAATATTCTTTACTTATTAAACCATGTAGTAAATGTTTAAGTGAATATGATACAACGAATGAAAAGTTAGAAAATGAAATTTATAAGTTAGAAGAAGAGGTTGAAGATTTATCAATAGATAATGAAAAATTATTAAATGAAATTGGCAAGTTAGAAGAAGAAAATAAAGAAATTAAAGAAAATAATGGAAGTCTATCTAGACAAATTGATAAAATAAATGATGCACAATGATATTTACAAAAATTTTAAATAAGGAATATTAAAATGAAAGTGATATATGGAATTCCATTAAAATATGAAGAAAGAGAGTTATTTTATTCTGATGGTATAAATCCAATAGTTAGTTTAACAGGACAAGAAATTGTTCTGCGAGGACAAAAGTCTTTATTAGAAGATGATATGTCTTGTTTAATAGATAAAAACGAAGATTTATTAAATCAAAAAAATTAATTAATTAGATATTGAAAATTTTAATAAAAAATATACTGGTATGGTGGAACGGAATACACAAAAGACTCAAAATCTTTCGGTCCTAGACCTTGAGGGTTCGAATCCCTCTACCAGTACCAAAAATCAAATAATGGAGTTATTGAAATGAAAAAAACTGTGATGTTCGATTTAAACAATTTAGCAATTAGAAGATTTTTTATATCTGATGTTAGTGGAGATAAAAATAATCCAGATTACGAATCTTGAAAATATTTTATATTTGAAATTATTTATAATTCAATAACAAAATTTAAAGATGCAACTGAAATTATTTTAGCAGTAGATAGTAAACCATCGTGACGTTTAGCATCTTTTCCAAGGTATAAAGAATCAAGAAAATTAAAAAGAGATAAAGATGAAGTAGATTGAAATACTTTTTATAAAGAATATGATTCTTTATGTGAAATGATTAAAGAATCTATTCCGTTTAAAGTGATAAAATACAATAGATCTGAAGCAGATGATGTAATTGGAATTTTAGCTCGTTATATTCAAAATGAAGTTATTGTAGTTTCTAATGATTCGGATTATCTTCAATTATGTGATACTAAAAAAATAAAAGTATGGAATCCAACAGATAAAGAATTTTCCAAACTAAGTATGACAAGAGAAGATTTTTTAATATCTTTAATCTTGAAAGGTCAGAAAAAAGATGATATATTAAATTGCATAACTCCAAGTGATTATCCTATTGAATTAAGAAAACCACCTTTTGGAGATGTTAAAGTACAAAAAATCCTTAAAGAAGGATTAGATAAATTTTTAAATACAGAAATTGAAATAAAAAAAGAATTAGAAGGATTAGATGAAGAAGGTAATAAAAAGAAATATGAAGTTAAATTTAAACCAATTAACAATTATAGGCGCAATGAAATTTTAATTGACTTTAACAAAATTCCTGATATAATAAGTTCAGGTATTAAAAATACATATGATGAATATCAATTACCAAATCCTGAAGGAATTTATAATTTCTTTAAAAAGAATGAATGGAATGGTTTTTTAGATAACTACAATGTTGTAGAACAAAGATTATTAAATTTGTATGGAGAGAATTAATGTTATGAAAAAAATTAAAACAAATAGAATGTCCTTTTTGTAATTTAAAAGGAGATTTTGAAGTAAAAAAAGAAGATGAATGTAAATATCAAGTAAAATGTAATGGTTGTGGTTTAGGAGGACCATCATCCATTGGTTCAAATGAAAATGCAGCAAAGAATGGAGCAATTTTTGAAATGCTAATGTTTGTAAAAGCATTAGAAAAATAATAAAATTTAATTAAGGTTATAAAAAAATGTATTTGATTGTGAATTATGATAGATTTTGGAGACATGAAGAAATCTTTAGCGATTTTAATAAAGCTAAAAGAATTTATAATAAAATAAATGATCAATATGCTGTTATAGAATATTACAGCAAAGAATATAGAAGAAAAGTAGTTTGGCCTAAACATAAAATTCAAAAAACTGTCAAATGAAAAAAAGACTAAGAAAGAAAAAACATTTAAAAGAATTTGCTGAATATGGTATAAAATTAATTGTATATAGAAATACAAAGGAAAATGATATTTCTTTCCATGATGATTTTATAATAAATGCAATAGAAAAAAATAAATGTTATTGTGGTGGATTTCTTTATGATGATAAAATAGATGTTATCGTTGAATTAGGAAGAAAACCAACCCACGAAGATAAAATCTATAAAATAACAAAATGGAATAAAGAAAGACCAGATATTTCATCATGGGAATTTGGAGATATGATTGATATTTGGTATGGGAATTGTGAATAAATAAAAAATAGGAACATATTTTTATATAGGAAATAGTCTTGATTGATTATTTCCTATTTTTTTCTAAATTATAAGGAAATGTGAAAATGAGAACAATTAAAATTAAATATAAAACTGATACTATCAGATTAGAAAAATTTACAGCAGGTGATTGAATAGATTTAAGATGTTCTGAAGACGTTGAAATGAAAAAGGGTGAATTTAAGCTAATTCCACTTGGTGTAGCAATGGAACTACCAAAAGGATATGAAGCACACGTTTTGCCTAGAAGTTCAACCTATAAACATTTTAAGATAATTTTAGCCAATTCCCAAGGTGTAATCGATTGTGAATATAATGGAGATAATGATTGGTGGTGTTTTCCCGCAATTGCAATGGAAGATACAAAAATAAATAAAAATGATAGAATATGCCAATTTAGAATTGTAGAAAATCAAGATGTAATTAAATTCGAAGAAGTACAACACCTTGGTAATAAAGACAGAGGTGGACTTGGTAGCACTGGTAAAAATTAATAAGGATTAATAAAATGATTAATAAAAGAGCAATAGAACGTTTAACAGATTCAATAAATGAAGCCGAAAGATTTTTAGATAAAGCTAAAATAGCAAAATTAAGAATAGAATCTAATCAAGAATCTTCATATAATTCAAAATCATTTGCAGCAGCAAAAAGAGCATCATTGGATTTATCTAGATTATTGGTAATCTTACGTAAAAGTTTATTCGAATATTAAAAAATAACAATAATGGAATATTTAAAGCATTTAAAACTAAATCTGATAGTATCTAAACGAGCTTTACTTGAAGGTATTAGACAATTAACACTTTCTTTATTCCATTTTTTACATGGATTTATTCCATGTAAATACACAGAACACAAAAGATATAGAATATTTAACAAGGAGATTTAAATTGATTATAACCAAAGAAACTTTAGAACAATCCATAAAAGAAAATGAAGATTTTATGGAAATGGTTTGTGAAAAAAAATATGGAAATAAAGACAAAGAAAAAGTAATTTGAAACGTAATAAAAAAATGTAACATTACAGATGAAAAACAACAAAAATTACTTTTAGATGGTTATTTTATACCAGCAGGAAGTATATTAAGTGCTTGTAATTTAGATAAAAATGTTTCTTTAAGTAATTGTTATTTAACTAAAATTGAAAACGATAGCATAGAAGCAATTTTTGATGCTCAAAAGAAAATGGCAAGAACTTATTCATATAGAGGTGGAACTGGATATGATATTACAGTTTTAAGACCAAAAGAATCAAAAGTAAACAATGCAGCTATTACAAGTAGCGGTTCTGTTTCTTTTCTTCCTTCATTTTCTATGGTAACAAAAACAATAGGTCAGCATGGAAGAAGAGGAGCTTCTTTAGGTTCAATAGATATTAGACATCCAGATAGTTTAGATTTTATATGATGTAAAGCAAATCCTGAAAAAGTATTTGAAAATGATATTTTTAGTGGAAAAATGCCTGACATTGATGGTTCAAATCTTAGTTTAAAACTAACTAATGATTTCATGAAAGCAGTAAAAAATAATCAAGATTGAACTTTCTATTTCCCAGATTTTGAAAACCAAAAAGAACTTTATGATGAAAAATGAGATGGTGATTATGATAAGTGAAAAGAAATAGGCGGTAAATTTAAAGAATATAAAACAATGCCAGCTAAAGAAGTTTTAAGACAAATTGCTGAAGCATCTCATAGTTGTGGTGATCCTGGCATACTTTTTATTGATAAAATTCAACAAAATACATTTGGAACTTTTATACACGTAAGTTTAAAACCAATGTCATGTAATCCTTGTGCGGAACAGCCTTTGGCATATTATAGTAATTGTTTATTAGGTGCATTAGTTTTACACAAATATGTAATTAATGCATTTAAACAAGACAGTCATTTCGATTTTGCAAAATTTAATGCAGATGTACAAATAGCTACCAAAATTTTAAATATTTTTTCAGATTTAAATGTTGATAGACATCCATTAAAAGAACAAAGAGACGCTGATAAATTTGGAAAAAGAATAGGATTAGAAATCACTGGTTTAGGCGATTGTTTAGCAATGTTAGGATATGAATATAAAGATTCATTAAATAACAAAGAAGCAACTAAAACTTTAGCTTTCATTGAAGAAATTGGTTTTAATATGTTAGATGAATCTATAAATCAATCGATTAAACTTGCTAAAGAAAATGGAGCTTGTCCTGCTCTATTTTCAATTGAAGCAAGAGAAAATTTAATTCTAAATTCTTTTTTTGATTTTTCTGATAAACAAAAAGAAAATATAATGTTATATGGTTTAGCAAATACAGCATTTGTTAATGTTGGTCCATGTGGTACAATTAGTATTTTATCTGATAATTGCACAAGTGGAATTGAACCTTTATATAAATTTGCTTATAAAAGAAAAAATAGAGTAGATAATAAAGAATACACTTTTATCCATTATCTTGCTTGTAAACACATGTTAGATAATTTAGATGAATTTAAAGGCTTAACTTTGGAAGAAGCTAAAAATAAATTAAATTATTTTGAAGCAAATGAAATTAAAAACATAGACAGAATAAAAATTCAAAGTACATTACAAAAAAATATAGATTCTTCAATTTCTTCTACCATTAATTTATCTAATGATGCAACAGTAGATGAAATTTATAATATTTATTTACAAGCATATGAAAATGATTTAAAAGGTGTTACTATTTTTAGAGATGGTTCCAAAATTTCTGTTTTGAGTAGTGTAGAAGATAAAAAAGAAACATCCAAATCAAATTTTGAAATATTTGAAAAAGAACTATTAGACATAGAAACATCAGAACGACATAGAGTAATGTGGAAAAAAAGTAAATTATATGTTAACGTGTCTATAGATGATAATACAATTCCCATAGAAATTTTTGCTAAACTTCCTAAAGAAGTTGGAATTAATGGAGATGGTTTATTTAATCCTGTTCTATGACAAGAAAGAACAAGCAACTGAGATTTGATTTGTAGATTAATTTCTATGTTATTTCGTTATGGAATACCTTTAGAAGAAATAATTTTACAATTAGATAAAAGTACTTATTCTCTTGTTGATGCAGCAGGAATACTGAAAAGAATTCTTTCTAAATACGTTTCAATAGACTACGAAGAAAATGAAGATGGTGAAATTATAGGAGAAAAATGTCCTGAATGTGGACAAAATAGTTACATTAAAGAAAATGGTTGTGGCAAATGCCTTAACTGTGGCACATCTTCTTGTGGTTAAAATGTAGTATTTAATAAAATCTTTAAATATTAATAATAACAACATTTTAGTTTACTTTTTTACTGGTGTAAATACAACTAAAATGTTGTTAGGGAATTTAATAATGAAAACAAAAGTTGTTAATTTAAATTATGAAAATTATGATGTTTATATAGGAAGAGGTAGTAAATGAGGGAATTATTTTATAATAGGAAAAGATGGTAACAGAAAAGAAGTTATTGCAAAGTATAAAAAATATGTGTTAAATAATAAAGACCTTTTTAATAGTTTAGAAGAATTAGAAGGAAAAACTTTAGGGTGCCATTGTAAGCCTAAAGAATGCCATGGTGATGTTTTGATAGAACTTTTACAATATAAAAAAATAAAATGCCTACTTTAAATGAAGTTACTGATTTTGCTTGTGCTAATTTAGAATTTTTAACAATTTCAAAAAACGGAACACATTTTTATTCAAGATGTCCAATGTGTGGAGATTCAGATAAGTCAAAATATAAAAAACGTTTTCATATTCAATGAAATTCTAATGATGATATTCAATGTAATTGTTTCAATTGCACTCCTTGAAGTTTTTACGATGTATATGGAAGAGTGAAGGGAATAACTTCAGAAGAAGCTTATTGATTTTTTAATTCATATGACCCTGAAAGATTTAAAAACAAATTAAAATCAAAAAAAGAAAATCAAAAAATAAAAAAAATAAAAAGTGAATTTATAGATTGTAGTTATATTCTTAAAGATTGTATTTCATTAAAAGATGAACCAGAAGGATATATACAGAAACAATTTCAAATAAAATTAAAAGAGTTTGTTGAAAAAAGGAAAATAAATCAAGATTTGTTCGTAGCTTATAAGGGAAAATTTATAGGAAGAATAATAATTCCAATAATAGAAAAAGATAAAATAATTTATTTCCAAGGAAGAGCTATCCATGAAGAAATGGAGCCAAAATATTTTAATCCATCTATATATAAACAAAATATTATCTTGAATAAAAATAATTTTGAAAAAAATAAATGGATAATAGCAGGCGAAGGTTTATTAGATGGATTTTCAGTTAAAAATCAAGGAACTTGTATTTTAGGAAAAGAATTAACTGAAGAATTTTTAAATGAATTAAACAAATGCACTGAAAAGGGTATCATATTAGCAATGGACAATGATGAAGATGGCATAAAAAAATTAATAGAATATATAGAAAAATTTCCTAGATTGAAATTTTTTATAATGCCAGATGAATTTATTCATTTAAAAGATTTAAATGACCTTTTGAAATATATAAATATCAATGATATGTATGAATTTGTTGTTGAAAATTCGTTTAGTAACACAAAAGCTAAATATATTATAAAATTAAGGAGACAAAAAGGTTAATGTTATGAGATTTACAAAATTTGAAAAAGATTGATTGATAATAGATGAAGAAAATTATGAAAATGTATATGAAAAAAATAAAATACATTTAATTGAAATAGCTTTTAAAGAACCAACATTAGAAAAAATAGATACAGTAATAGAAAGATTTCCTAATACAAATAGATTCATTGTTTATGACAATGTTAAATTCTACAACAATGCTTTTAAAAATTTGAAAAAATATTATGTTGGTAATAAAAAAGGAGATAGCTTAATTTCCTTTTTTAGAAAAAATAATAAAGTTTTATTGAATATGATAAATCTATCATACAATGAATGAGCATTCATTATAGATAATTTCGATGACGTTTTAAGAAACATTGAAGTTATTAGATTTGATGATATAAAAATTCCATCTTCAATAATTGAAAAATTAAAAAGATGAAATGGAAATGTGTTAATTTAAAAGGAATAAATTATGTATAAAATATTTGATGTACAATGTGAAGAATGTAAAAAAATTGAAGAAATTTTTATTGATGATAAAGAAGATTTTCCAACCTGTTCAGAATGTGAAGGAGAAGTTAAAAGAATTTTCACTAAATTTAATTTCAAATTAATTTATAATAATAAGACTGACATGTGTGCTTGAGGTGACAATGGATACGATAGCAGTCAATATTGAACTAAAGTAAAAGAAGCTAAAGCACAAGGATTAGATGCACATTCACCAGAGGAATAAAATGAAATTAAAAAACTATTTAAATGTAGTTTTACAAAGACCTGAAAAAGAAATGACTTTTAATTCAAAACCTTCTATTTTAGATAATTATTTAAGTATAAAAATGACAGGTTTAAATGTAGAAAGGTCATATGAAGATAGAGAGGTTTTTATTGAAATTTCTTTAAAGAACACAGAAGAAAATAAAAGTGATCTGCATATGGCAGGTGATCCAATAAGAACATGAATAAGAGGTGAAGATTCAATAGAACTTGGTAAAATGTTAATAGATGCTGGTAATAGTGCTTTAGAATTTAATAGAGAAAATGCATATGAAATTATAGAATTATTAGCAGCCAAAGAAGGAATTTATAAAAATTTATATTCTAGGTTAATAATTACTAAAAAAAGTGATGAAGTACCTACCAACTATGGACATGGTTTTAAATATTATGACCTTTTATATGTCAGTAACACAGAAATGGAATCAAGATTAATACAAAACGTTGTTATTTATTTCTCTCCTTTTGAAGAAGAATTTAATAAACAAATAAGAAATTATGCTGGTTATTTGAAAACTGATTTAATTGGATTTACATATAAAGAAATAAAAGACAATTTTGAAAAAGAACAAAGAGAATTTGATTTAAATAATAATTAAAGGAGAAAAATATGTGTAAAAAACGAAGTATTTTAGTGACTGGATGTAATGGTTATATAGGAAATGCAATCACTCAAAAGTTATTAGAACAAGGTCACAAAGTTGTAGGAATTGACAATAATACCAAAGAAGCTTGATTAACAGAATTAAATTCTGTTTCAGCTATTTCAGTTTTTAAAGGTAAAGAAAAAGCTGAAAAACTTCTAAGTATGTATGATAGCTATCAATATTATAACATTGATGTGTTTTACAATGTGGAAAGTCTTGAACAAATTTTTCAATTACATGAATTTGATACTATTATAAATTTAGGACAAATGCCAGCGGCACCATATAGTCAAATTTCTTTAGATCATTCTTCATGAACTATAAAAAATAACACAATGGGAACTTTGAATTTACTTTGAATGATTAAAGATTATTGTCCAGATGCACATTTAATAGAAATTGAAAGTATGGGAACATTTGACCCTACAATTGGAGTAGATATTCCTGAAAATAAATTTCAATTTGAATTTAATGGTAAAAAAAGTAAACCTTGTATTTTTCCTAAACAAGCTGGTAGTTTCTATCATGCTTCAAAAATCTTCAACACTTATTTAAATGATTGTGCTAATAGATTTTGAGGTATAAAATCTACAATTATTAATCAAGGAGTTGTTTACGGAAATTATTCAGATGAAATAGTTCAAACTGGTATACATTCACATTTATCTGTAGATGAATGTTTTGGTACAGTGATTAATAGATTCATTGTACAAGCAATTTTAAATGAACCATTAACTATCTATGGAGATGGTGAACAAAAAAGAGGCTTTTTAGCGTTAAATGATTCTGTTCAATGTTTAGATTTATTTGTTAAAAATCCACCAAAAGAAAAAGAAATGAGGATTGTTAATCAATTAGATGAAGTTTTTTCAATGAATGAAATTGCAGATAAAGTAATAAACACATTTAAAAAAGAATTTGACATTGAAGTTACTAAAACTAACATTGAATCTCCTAGAGTAGAAAACACTAATGATTTTTATTATAATCCTCATACTGAAATTTTAAAATCTTTAGGATTTAAACAAACTAGAACAATCGAAGATGAAATCAAATTCGCTTGGCAACACTTTGATGTTTCTACATTTAATAAATTAAGAGAAAACGTTATTCCAAAAATAAAATGAATTTAACGATAATTATTCCAATTCTTAACAACAAAGAATTGATAAGAAATATCAATAAACAAAAGAAAGAAAAGGATGAAGTTATAACTATGCGCATTACATCTAATAACGTATTAGGTGTAATGCAAAATAATATAAAAAATGCAAAATATGATAACATTTTATTAATAAATCCAAGAGATAATGAAATTTTAAAAAGTTATTTAGTGAATGGTTTTAGATTAAAAGGAACTGTTGCAAATAATCTTAATAAAAAATATCAAATAACCCATGGTTCATCTATAAAATTTAATAGAAATGAAGTTCATCTCCAAAACGACACTAAATTAAATAACATTTTTGATTTTATAGATTTTATTCATAAATATAGTAAAGCAGAAACTATAGGGATTTTTCCTTTAAATGTTGAAACAGAAAAAGATGTGATTATGAAACAAAATAAAAATTTCGGAACTAGACAACTAACAAAAAATAAACCTAAAATTTTATTCATATGCGATGTAAAAGGTTGAGCATGATGAATAAAATCACATTATATAAAAACATATCTCCAAAACGACTTTGACATAGACATCATAAGCGTGGTAGATAGCAATGAAAAAATAAATCCAAGTAAATATGATCTTTATTTTACATATGGATATTCTTATGTTAACTATCTAAATAAAGTCCCTTTCAAAAAAACTATCACAGGAGTAACTGCACATAGAAATAAAAGAAAAATTGCACCTGAATTGAAAAAAGCATTTGCTCTCCATGCAAATAGTATGTTACTATATAACGAATTTAAAGATATTAATTCTAACATTTTCTATGTTCCTAATGGTGTTGATCATGAAATGTTTTTTTCTAAAAAAGAATCTGAAATTTTACAAAGAGATTTTATTAATATTGGACATGTAGGAAAAAAATCTGAATGAAAACAACAAGAAACAATAATAGAACCTGTTATAAAAAAACTAGGTCAAGGATTTAAATATATATATCATTATAATAATTACATGAATAAAGTGCCACACACTGAAATGCATGAACTTTACAATGATATGGATTTATTTATTGTTGCCAGTTTAGAAGATGGCACTCCTAATGGTGCTTTAGAAGCAATGGCTAGTGGTATACCAGTGATTTCAAATAGAATAGGCAATATGCCAGAAATAATTCAAAATGGATACAATGGTTATTTAATTGATGGTCCTACAAAAATTGAAAACTATGTTAAATTAATAAAAAATTTAGATAAAGAACATCTTATAGAAATGGGGAAAAATGCAAGACAATCAATTTTAAATGGATGAACTTGAGAACACCAAGCTCAAAATTATAAAAATATGTTCTGAAAGCTTTTAGGAAGATAAATATGAAAATTTGTATTTTAGGAAACACGAATAATCCAATGACAGGAAAACCAAATGATCCATATAGTTGATTTGTCCTCACACATTCTCAAGGATTCGAACTTAATGGACATGAAGTTTTATTGATAGATTATAAATCAAATAGTTTACAATCAATCGTTGAAAAATTAAAGGCATATAAACCTGATTTTTGCTTCACACACTTAACTTTCCATAACACTACTCATAGTACAGAAAATGTTTTAAATGCTTTCCATAGCTTAAATAAGCAGTTTGGTATCAAATTTATTCATGTTTGCGGGGATGCTAGAACACATGACAGATTTATGGGAAACATTTCTGATTTTTTCTATGCTGCTTTTGTTAATAATTATGAATTATTAGAAAATGGTAAAAATGCTTGAAAAATACCTGTTTTTTATTGTCCATATTCATCTTTAACATATAACAACATAGCTGAACCTATAGCCGAATTTAAATTCAAAAAGCCTGTTTTTACGGGAAGTCCAAAATCACATAAAGATAGAAGTGATTTTATAAAACTATTAGAAGAGTATGGATGTATAAAGATTTTTCAAACACAAAGTGACAATGATTTAAGAAATAGAACTCCTGAATTAGCTTCAAGTGCAGCTTCAATACTTGGAATATGTACAGGATATGAAATTAATGGTTTTGTGGATGTAAGGCCATGACAGTATTTAGGAACAGGTGCATGTATGATTATGAGAAAATTTAAATGTATGGATGACATAATACCAAATAATTTATATTTTCCTTTTGAAGATTACAGCAGGAAAAGTGCTAAATATATAAAAGATCTTTCGATGGAAATTTTGAAAACTGATACTTGACCTATGAGAAGTAAGGCATTTAGATTTATACAAAGATACCATTCTTCTAAGATTAGAATGCAACAAATATTGAATGTATTAGAAGGTAAAATAGATAAAGTGTTATAAAGGAGAAAATTGTGGCTTTACCAATTGTTGATTATGTTTATAGTGACGAAGTAGAAGAACAATTAAAAAAGTTAGAAGAAATAGAAAATTATTATAAAAATTTATATGAAGATAATAATGGAATAATATATAATAATTTCTATACGGAAGATTTAGGTTATGTACGAATAAAGAAAATAAGAGAAAACTTATTAAAAATATCAATACCTAAAGAAATTAGAGTTACTTTAAATGGTGATTCAAAAATTTTTGTATTATAAACGAAAGGAGAAAAAAATGTATGCAGATGAAGAAAATTATAAAACTAAATATCAACAATTAATAGATGAGTTATTTATATTAAATAAAATTCATAGGTCAAGGGTTAAAAAAGAAATATTTAGTAAACAACATTATGCAAAAGAATTTTGTACTATTAAATGTGACATTGGAAGACAAACAGGAAAAACGACATATATTTTAAACAGGTCAACTGAAAACGATTTAATCATTACTCATAGTTATTCAGCCGCCACTCGTTTAATGGGAAGAACACAAGCAAAAGTAACAACAATTGATATTTTAATGAATGATTTAATAGATAATTCAAATTCAAAAATAACAACAATTGATATTTTAATGAATGATTTAATAGATAATTCAAATTCAAAAATATATGAAACTATATATATTGATGAACCTACAATGTCATTAAAAAATATAGATATTTATTATTTTTTGGTTAAAAATTATGAACAAACTTTTGTTTTCTTAGGAATTTAGGAGAAAAAATGCAAAAATGAAAAACAGATAAAAAATTATATGATTGTAAAAGAGATGAAAATAACACAAAGGTTTTAGATTATGAAACTTATGTTAAAGAATTTTTAAGTTCAGATCCACTAAGAGACTGAGAATCATTTGAAAGATGCAAAGAACTTTGATATTTCTTATTAGAAAAAAGAGAATTTAGAAAAAAATCTTTGAAAATTTTAGATTGTGGTACAAAGGATGGTCAATTCGTTCAATGATTAAACGAACAAGGACATGAAACAACTGGAATAGAAATAGATGAACAATATGTAAAATATGCACAAGGTAAAGATAGGAATGTTATTCATGGAGATATATGTAATATAAATTTTCCATTTGGTAGTTTTGATGTTGTTTTTGCTCATCATGTAATGGGGCTTTGTCCAAATTATCAAAAAGCAATAGAAGAAATGATTAGAGTTGTAAAATTAAATGGAGTTGTAATTTTTCTTAATCAAATTCCAGGAAATCCAAGGAAGCACTATAGTTTAGTTAATAGTCCTGAAGAATTAAATGAAATGCTTAACAATTGTAAAAAGCATACTGTTATTTTCAATGATTTTTGAAGAACAGATGAACATGTGACTATTCTAAAAAGAGGATAAAATGGATTTCAGACAGACAGAAATAGATGTTGTGATTATAAGTGCATCAAGGCCAAAACTTCTACCATTTGTAGTAGATTCTTTTGATAAATTTATTCATTTTGATGGGAAGATAAACAAATATTTACATGAAGATTTTGTTTATCCTGAAGAAAGTGAAAAAGTTTTAAAGTATTGTAAAACTAAAGGAATAAAAACTTATAATCATAGGCCAGCTCAAGGAATAGGTAATGCTATACAATTCATGCTTAATGAATGTAAGAGTGAATTTATATTCATTCTTCAAGATGATTTTGAATTTGAATTACCTATTGATTTAAATCATGTTTTATATGTCATGGATAAAAATAAACATATAAACAACATTTATTTTAATAAAAGAAAAAATATAAAAGCTATCAGTGGTTTTTGATTTAAAGAAGAAGAATATGATCATTTAAGAATTTGTTTAACTAATCAATGGCCTATGTTTAATGGTGTTTGAAGAAAAGATTTTGTTAAAAAACGTTGGGCTTTAAACGATTCAAAATGAACACAAGAATCTTTTTGAAATCGTACATTAAAAGAAAAAGACCAAAATGATCATGATTTTTTAAAAGAAAATATCGGTTGTTATATGTATGGTCCTTTACAATGACCTAGAATGATTCGTCATCTTGGATACACTTGATCAGTAAAGCCACAAGGAACTTATCCACGAAAGAAAGATGGTTATGGTGGCAATGCAGTAAAAGACTTAATAAAAGAAACTAAAGAACGTGCTGAGTGAATTCCTGATGAAGAAGATAGACCAATGTATCTTGAAAATAAAAAAGACCAAATAGAACAATTTAAGAAACAAAATTCTAAGAAAAATAATTAAGAAAATAAGACAAAAATTTATAAAATGTGAACATAAAAATACATTCTGACATTTTATAAATTTTGGTATGGACAAAGTTTATAGATGTAAAGATTGCGATAGATATATAGAATTCATTTAATTTTAAGAAAAAACGCCTGATTCATATTCAGCCCGTGCAAGGCAAGCACCTTCATAGTCACCCTTGGAAGCTTCATAACCTCCACCATAATTATATGCATCCTGTTCTGCCTGTTCAGCTTTTTCTTCAAGTTCTGCGAAATACTTGTCTCTTTTCTCTTGTTCAGTCATTTTAGTTCTCCTTAGAAATAAATTATTCTTTAACTATCTTACAATTAAAGAATAATTTATCTTAAAGTTAATGTCAATAGAAAAAACATTTTATTTAGTTAATTGATAAGCTTTATCCCATTTACCAATGTTAATTTTAGTGTAATGACCAACATCATAATAATCTGTCATTGGATCAGAATTATCATGGTTGTTGTGATTTA